TTACACCTTCGCTTTCTTTCTTGTTGTCTCTGTTTCTTTTACTCTCCACAAAGCAGGGACATTCGGTGGCTCCCAGCCTGCCTGCGTCGTGTGTGGTTGTATGACTTCAAAAACAACATTCTCGAACGAGCGCAAATAGCCTGCGCTTACAGCTTCACCCGCAACCCATGGTAAAACTTCTCCGGGTTTTTCTTCTTGAGCAACTACCCACAAGGCGGGGGTTCTGTCAGGTGTCCAGTCGGCTTGTGTGATGTGCTGTTGCTTGCACCTATATCGGACCCCACCGTAATGTGTATGTGTTCCCGCTTTTACCCTTACCCCGACTCTCCATTCGCCCTCGTCTTCAAGTTCTGTGATTTGTACTCCCGCTGTCGCCAATTCGATTATTTCGGGAGTTAGTTCAATTTCAGCCCCGACAGAAAACGCTATTATTGCCGATTGTGCGGCAATGGTTTTTTGCATTTCTTCGAGAGGATTGATAGGGACGGGCGGCTGAGGTCGTGGGTCTTCCTCGTAAAATTCACCGTCAACAAAAAACCAGTTCGCCTGAACGTGGTCAGGTGCTTTCACGACCTGTGAAGCAAACTCTTCGCCGTACCAATGTTCAACGCTCGGAACTGTGGCTTCTTTTGGAATAATTTCCAAAACCCTATCTCCAACTATTCTTACATGTATCATCCTAATCTCCTCCTAGCGTATAAGAATATTGCGCCTGGTGCGCCTCTGCCAGATGTTGCGGTAACGCTTCCGCTCAGAGCAGTTATTGCGATAGCCCCACCGCCACAGCCCGGTGCTGTTGCAACAGGAGCCGCATATGTTCCAGCGGTGGTGCCTCCCGTGCCTCCAACAGCTCCATCAACCGCACTTAGTTGCACAGCATCAGCAGTCGAAAAGCCACCAGCCGCCAATATTCTTTTGGGAGTAAAGGGGTTAACGCACATAATTGGCGTAGTGCGCCCCGCAGGACTGGAGGGTTGCCCAAGTTGAGAAGGCATTGAACTGCGAATTGTTATGCGCCCGAACGCTGGAGCGTTCGGGGATGGTGTTTCGGGAGGCACTGCATCAGAGCCCTGCCCACCGTCTGCGCCCGGGAGGTTCTGAGCTGGAAACGCCAGGTTAGAGGCCTGGTGACGACCTCCGTTGCCGCCCAGCGCAACAGTTCCGCCGAAAGACGATGTGGCTCCGGGTGCTCCATTCACGCCAGCTACACCTACGGTGGTGCGCGTCTCAGCGACACCCCCTGCACCAACTACTCTAGGAATAACCTGTCCCGGGGTAACAGTCATTATCACTATCGCGGTTTCGCCACTTGCTCCGCCAACAGCTCGCGCTACTTGGATCGACCCCGCAACGGCAATTGCCAATCCGCCAGCACCACCCGCGCCAATTATCAGCGCGCCTAATTCATAAGGTTGACCGTCTCCAAATGGGTTTGGAGCTATCCAGTTGCCTGTGCCGGGGGTTAAGAGCGGTGGAAGCTCATTCCAACTTCCAGCGGTCGCTGCTACCATGAGCGCAACTGTAGGAAGTGCACGGTTGCCAGTCAGCCCTAGGAAGTTAGCTGTAGTATCATCAAGTAATGTCGCCTTGTTTATTTTCGTGCCTGGCTCGGAAGGCTCGTCAGCACGGAGTATCCACCGGTGTTGCACGAAATTTCCCGCTGCGTCGAACTCTGCGTACCTTATAGCGCCATTTGGCAGTACCTGAGTACTTATTCTATCTAGCATTATATTAAACCTTCCTCTCCAGAGTAAAATGTGTCACTGTGCCTTGTGGGTGCGAGTATGCCTGCTATTACCACAGTCATATCCCAAAGTAACTGCTCGATATCGTTCAATTTAAGAAAATGTGTCCAAGGCAAATTTGGTACTACCGGCGAAGTTGTGCGGATATAGCCTAAAGCTCTTAGGTTGTTCAAATCACTTTCAAAATCGCGTATGTCCGAGATTTTCGGAATGTCAGTCATCAACCAAGTAGCTTTGCTTTGCAAAGGTTGTGTAGCAATGCCTAACTCGTTAAATCGTTCAACGACGTACCGCAGATTGTTCGCAATGCGCTGTAGTGTCCAGTGGCTGCGTGCGCCCTTATTTTCCGTTGTGTTAGCTCTGTTCTCAAGCAAATTGGCAAAATCAACGTCAGCTTGAGTCCTGTCTGTAATCGGCGTAGTCCATGACATCGCCTACCACCTCCAAATCACATCTATTTGCGCGAAGGTTCGCAATCAATTCCACAATTGTGCCTACGACGCTTTTTCCACGAGTTTCAACCTCTGCTATAAATCCGACTTCTAGGTCGTTGAGTACACAGCTTATCTTTGTGTTGACTCGCTGTTGATAATGACTGTATAGCTGGTTTGAAAGCTCATCTCCAATGTCAGGGCTGACTAGCGTGTACCCTGAATATTCCTCAATCTCTCCAATGCCCCCGGCTCTCTGTGGAGCTCGAATTGCATGGATTCTGCGATTGTCCAGATACTTTCGGCCTACGAGAGAAATCTCAACATTGGGATTTGTTACATTCAAAATTGCGTAATTATCGTGTGCCTGTGATATTGTTGTTGCGCTTGTTGGCGAAACTTGTAAAGAATGTAAAGGTTCTCTAAAACGTATTTCTGACTGACCAATGGGTAAATAGCCGCGGAACACGTCCGTTTCTTCGTCCGTCGGAACATACTCATGACTTACGACTTCGACAACGCCCACAAACGGCATTGGCATATCCCGTCCGCGATGATACTGTTTGGTCAATGGAATGAAAAATGATTTGCCCCAATCGATATACGATAATCTGGCAAATCTTAATGGAACTGAAGTACTTAATATTTCAATTTCAATTCTCCGAAAATCTCGGACAATGTTGTCTGACCAAATTGCAGGGTTGCTATCGAAAGTGTAGGTGTTTTGTCTGAGTACATTGTTATGTTCATCGAAAAAAGTTGCTCGCATTGTCCGAACAAATTCATTCGCATATGCTCCAAAGTGTAGCTCTACTTGCCTGAAATGGTGTGGAGTAGAAAATTGTAAAGTCACTTTTGGAGGTGTTGCGAAATTACCGCTTGCGTCCGACATTACTTGAGATACCCATCCAGTGTTGATTCCGCTAGTATTCTCAGGCAATTCTCCAAGCTCGCCATCAACCAAGGTATAGTTTGGTTCAAAAGACGAAAAATATGTCGGTCTTTGGTGAGTGCGTAAATTATAAGCTGGGGCCCAATCTTGCTCACTTGTAGCAGAGGGGATTCCGTCTGACTTGATATCTTCTTCCCGGCGATATATCCACACATGCCCTTGTCTAGCGGTGTCTGCGGTTGCGTTAATCGCAAACATAATATGTTGAAACGCTTCGCCACAAGTGCCTATAGGTATCCACCCGGACACTCGCGTCTCTTGGTATTCTGGGTCTAAAATATATCGAATCTGTCCTGTCGGGAAACATATCAAAAACAGTTCATCTAGCAGCTCACGCACCAACTTATTAGCATATAAACCACCCATAAACTCAAAGCTATCTAAGACTGATAAAGCATCTTCACCTTTTATGTCGAACACAATTCCATCTTGAGTTACGTCCACCCAACGACGAAGGAAAAAGAGCCCCCAAGGTTCCCCATCTCTGAATACTTCTAGTATCTGACGTTCTATCATCATGTCAACGAAATCATAGCTGGTTATTGGAGAAAAAATTCCATCCCTGGTACGTATAGTTGTTGTGAGTTGGTTTATACTTATCGCGCTAGATGTTGGGTTAACTCTTTCAATCACTCGACAGGCGTCGATTTCTTTGTCACCTATGGTGCGAGTCAAGCCATATTCCAATGCCCATAACTTAACATATCTATGTGGGAGGTTCGTTGATAAAAACGTAATATCAACTCTCCGGTACTCATTCACAGGGTGCAAGAATGAGGATGTAGTGCCATCGAGTTCAAACTGTCCTTCGGATAAAAGTTCCGTCCCCGCTAAGTCAGCCCACCAACTCACTTGCACTAGATTGACATAGTCTTCCGTGTGTGGATAGAAGTGAAAGGTTAGTCCGGGTGCTCTGACCGGATGTTGAAAATCAATACGTAGCGTTGGTGGATTTGTGAAAGTTCCATCACTTCCGGATACAGTTTCCGAGAATAACCCCATCGTAAGTGAGTCAACATTGTCAGGAAACTCTTCCATTCGACCGTCAAGAACTGTGTGGTTTGGCTCTAATGTCGCAAGAAACTCCGGAACATCTCGATCGTCAAAACCTAAATCTGATAACCTTGCCCATGGAGCGATAGATGGCGAAGCAATATTGATGATATTCGGTTTCGCATCTGGATCCATTTGCCCGAACTTAATCGCGAGATTCGCCATTCTTATTCCCCCGTTTCCGCTATGAATGATATCTGTAATGGGTCAGTGAATACGTGTCCATCTTGAGTAATACGCCTATATCTCAACCTAGCAGCTACACAGTACATATTTTGTTCAAGCACTTCTGCCAGAGGGTCTACAAACCTGACATGTGCAAATTCCTCTCTACCCATTGATTTGCAAGTTTGCCACAGGTGACGAAAATGTTCATTCGCAGATGCAGGCGCGCCGTCATAAACTCCAACTGTTAGAAACAAATTGACAAGAGACCCTTGTGGGTCACGAATCAATGGCCAACCCCATGCGCGTGATCGTCCTGTACCTTCGCTGTCTAAAACCTCAAGCTGTATGTCATAGTTGAGTATGTAAAGACCTGTGTACTCCGTTCTATTCAATGCAAAAGTCATCGGAAAACGTCCACTCATTATACTGGCACCTCCCGAACTTGTATTCTCACGCCTTCAAGGCGCTGTGTTTCCTTGAGTATTGGGAGCATTACCTTACCGACTATTGTTCCATCGAGCACCATGGTCACTTCTATAGGTTTCTGTTGTTGTCCTCCATAACCGCCAAATCTATCACCCATTACTTCTTCAAGTGCATTGATGACTTCTTCCCGCATAGCTGATCGTGGTGATACAATTTCTTCTTCATGTCTGTTATCACCAACCATTACCATTCTCGGATTATTCGGTGGTATTAAACCACCCTGTGCAAGTCCGGGAATAGGAGCTATTGTGGTGCGGACAAGCCCTGCAAGAGGGTTCATAGAATTCAATATTCCCGCAACTTGATAGGTAACATTCGGAACGATTATATTGATACTTCCTAACGTTATAAGCCGAATCATTTCCGCTATTTGAGCAGCCATTGCACGAATGACTCTCAGTTGCTCATTCGCAAATTGTGCGGTTAATCTCATTGACTCGTTAAATGCAACTAGCCAAATATCTGCGAAAGTACTTCCAAAAGCAATCATGGAGTCTAATATCATTTGCAAGCCATTGATGAGCAACGGCATGGCTGAAAGCATCCCTTCAACAATTGACATAACGATTTCCTTACCAATGACTGAAAACCGCTGTGCGATTTCTTGAGCAACGTCGAATGATGCCATGAGTATTTCAATCATTTCTTCAGAAACATCTCCACCTGCGTCCTCAATACCATCGGCAATACCGTAAGGGATATTTTTTCCGATATCATCTCTCGCAAGTCCTGAAGGCGAACTGATTCTGAAAAAGCTTCTAACATTATTCCACAAACCGGAGAAGAACCCCGATACACTATCCCATAGCCAGCTTGCGAGTTGAGATATGCCGTTCCATATACCCTCAACAATACTCCGACCTAAATTTGTAAACCATTCCCACGCTCCAGAGAATACGCCTGTTATGCCGTTCCATATATTCTGGAACCAACCTATTACACCGCTCCAAGCGCTTGTGATACCTTCCCATGCCTGCCTGAATATATTTCCAAACCATGAAGTGACATTAGAGAACGCATTAGTTATGCCTTCCCAAACTCCACTAAACCACTCTGCGACAGAGCTCCAAGCATCTTGAATTGCGTCTCTCGCGGCGCTGAATTTGCCACCAAACCAGCCATCGATTGTCTCAAAAATTGCCTCTTGCACATTTCGTACATTTTGGAAGAAACTTTCATTTTCATCCCATGCGTTAGAGACGTTTTCCCAAGCTTCAGTGAATTTTCCACCAAAGAAATCTTGGACATCTGCGAACCTATCATTAATGCCGTCACGTATACCGCCGAAGAACCCTGTAACTCCACTCCAAGCACTTTCAATACCATCTCTAGCGGCACTAAACCTCTCAGAAAACCAACTTCCTACAGCGGAGAAAACGCCTGTTATTGATTCCCATGCGCCAGTTACAAACCCAACTATAGCGTCCCATACTCGTTGAGCAACTTCTTTGACTGTATCCCAGTTTCTTATGAGTAAGACCACACCTGCGGTAACGGCAGCAATAGCCCCGACTATAAGAGTTATCGGAGCAAATAGTACCCCTTTCGCAATTGCCAGAGCTGTAGTCACGGCTGTCCATGCAGCTTTAGCGGCAGTAATGACAGCAATTGCACCTGCGATTGCTGCTGCAGCCGTTCCAACGATAGCGACAATTTCACTCCCGAACAAACCTTCAAGAAAAGCACGAACGCCTCTAAAGGCACTCTGGAAACCTTCTAACAGCGTTCTACCTATCTCTGCCCAATCGATATTGACGATAAATTCTCTTATGCTTGCTCCAAGTTGGAACCAGTCAACGTTTTGGATAAACCCATTAACAGACCTAAGTACTCCGAGAATACTATTGCTGAGTGTTCTGCCAAGTCGCCCCCAATCAGTGTTGTGAATAACTCGATTCAATCCACCAGCCACAGATTCTCCAAAACCTCTAAAGTTGAAATTGGTTACAAAGGCATATGCGATATCTACTGCAGAGTCTATTCCGTTAGAGATTGCGTCTCCGACAGAGTACCACAGTTCGGGTCGGGTAAAAGCGTTAGCGATATCCGCCAACCCTTCACCTAAAAGGCTCCAATCAGTTGTAGCGAGTACTCCGTTAAATAAATCGAATATTCCTTGGACAAAATCCGCTGCTGTTTCACCAAGCATGTTAAAGTTGAACGTTGAGAAAAGCGTGTTGAATCCTTCACCGATAGCATTACCAATATTCTCAAAATCGAGTTGATTGATAAAGTTTTGCATGAAGGTTACTGCCGTGTTTAAACCTTCGGCGAGGGTGCGTCCAATTGCTTGCCACATTGCCGGGTTCCCAAGCACACCGTCGAACAATGCTCCGAATATGCTACCTAGAGCCGCTGCACGTGCTTGTATTGGACCCCAATTGATATTATCAAGTGCGTTCGCAATACTGTCGCTCACTCTTGTTCCTAAGTTGCGGAAGAGTTCCAAATCTGGGTCTAACGAGCGCAAATTGTACATAAATTCGTCAAACCAACTCATATCAAACTCTATTATCGGAGTGTCGAACAGTTCTGCTAATTCGCTTCCGGCTCCGCCACCACCGGCAGTTTCTGCCGCTGCTTGATTGATTTTGTCAAAGCTGGCTAAGAATCTCTCATTTCTACGGGCTGCTCCACCAGCAGCGTTAGTAGCCTCTGCTTGCTCATTCAACGCCTGTGTTGCTTCTCTTGCCGCTGCTACAGTTGTACCACCGAGCAAGGCAATAAATTGTGCTAACCATGCAGTCGCTCGCGCAATTGCGGCTATGAAAGTATTTATCGCAGGCATTATTGCGTCGAATATCGGAGTAAACGCCGTACGCATGTTGACGTTGATAGCTCTCATGCTTGCATTGAACTCTTCGTTAGTCCGAAGCAAGCCGCCCATGTACTCTTGCAATCTGCGAATGCTGTTTCTGATCGCGGTAAAGACAAGTGCCATTAACAAAACGCGCCTCAACTGCCTACCAAACATGCTTGTTTGCCTGCTTGTGCGACCAGTCTCTGTGCCAAGCGAGCGCACTCCACGCACCATTGCACCTATAGCACCCCCCGCTCTTCTGATTCCACTTACAAACCCAGTGGCAACCATTTTGCTTATGGTTAACAGCTTGCTTAAAACAGCCCCCAATACACCTTTAACGTTCATAAAAGATTTGCTTGCTACCTGAGCGGCGTTGACTAATGCACCTTCAGTGTTTGATGCTTCGCCTGCTATTTTTTCCAATTTAATAGTAGCTTCAGATAGCTGTTGTGCAAGAACCTTTGCCTCTTCTGAAGCAGATGGGTCTAAGCGTATTTGTTGTATAGTGGAATTTAATTCGCTACTGCTTGAGTTAATTTCTCTTATCTTTGTGTCGATAGCGTCCATTTGCTTCTCAACACGTTCTAACTCTTGCGCTTGTTCGGGAAACACTTTTGCGAACTCGTCTAAGTCCATCAACTCAAATTGCGGAGCTAATTGTTCTTGCCGCTGTGCCAGTTTTTCAAATTCCTGCTCAAGTTTAGCAACTTCGTGCTGATTTTTCTGTAATTTGTCGAGCATTAGTTGCAAAGATTTCGGTGTTTCTGCGCCGGATGTTAATTTGTCGTACCGTTGTTGCAATGTTTCCACGCGGTCACGTGCTATCGCAAGTTTTTCAAGTTGTTTGCTAAGTTGTTGAGTTAGTTTTTCGACTTCTTTACGTTGCTTTTCACCGAACGCATCTTGCGAAGCAGTAGCCACGTCTGCCAGTGTGTGTTTCATATCTTCAAAAGACTTTTCAATACCATCCAGTCCTTTGTCGAACTGGGAAGAGTCAAGTCTAGTATCAAATGTAATACTTGTATCTGCCACTTGTCTCTACCCCCTTAACTGTTCAATCATTGCGTCATATTGACTCTGAGACATTCTGAAATCAATTAAATTTCGATTCTCAGCATAGAATTTTTGTTCGTATTTTTCTAGTTTTTCGCCTTTTGCTTTTTTAGTTCGGATGTTGACAATTTGTGCTAATAAACTTTCATTGTTAATAGCTTGGCACAGTCCGTAAAATGTCCACCAGTGCATATATTCATCTTCTCGTACATCCTTTGTATACACAGCGTTGACAGCTGAAAAAATCAACTGTTCATCCTGCGTGTAGTCCATGGTCTTTGGAGAGTCTTTCTTGTGTTCAAGTCCTACATCAAGAAACCACATTGCCTGTTTTATAGCGTCCTCGGTGTTTGCCGGTATATTGGGTTTATCTTCGCCTATGGGAGTATAGATTATCTCCAAGAGAACCAACTGTTTGTTGATAGGACTAAGTTCGACATCACCAAAAGCCTGAAAGATTAAAAGCGCAGCTCTAAAGTCGCTATTTATCGGGTATGAAATACCATCAATCTCTAAGGCTTTTGGCAGTCTTCCAATCATTTGCTACGACCTCTCATGGGCGCCGGACTAGTTTTGGCAGCCTCTATATATTTTTTTCTGGCTTTGTCGAAGTCCTTAATTGTGCTTCCGATAAGAGGCATTAAAGCCTCGAAGAAATTTACAAACAACAGCTTTCCATTCGCAATAGGAGAACATGGGTTGACTCCTTCAAACGCAACTAGAGATACCGGGGCTCCAAAAACTTCGTCGATTCTTTGACATATCTCATCTCCAAGGGCTTGAATCGAACCCTGCTTATATTCGTCAATGTCGGTAGTATTTGAAATGCCCATTTCCGTTATGCGTGTTTTTAAGTCGTTTTCTGCCCAGTACTGAAATCCTAAGATTCGGTCTACGAAGTTAACGTCAGTGGGAACCCATTTAATGACTCTATCGGGGTCCCCGTTAATGGTCGCTTTCTGTGAACCATCGTCAAAGGAAATATTAGGTTTTTTCTCTGCCATTTACTTGTCCTCCTAAGGCATTGTGATGTCCGGAGTAAATACCGTATCATCAATCAGACTGGTTACATTCCCGTGGGTGACGTTTCCGCCAAAAGATACCTCGAAAGGCATATCTGTCCACAATTCGCCTCCAAGACTTTGCGGGGTCAACGTACAAGCGTCGTACATGTCCGCCGGATATGGACCTCCGTCTGGTCCTAAGAACCCGTAGATAAGTACACACTTAAATTGGCTGAAACGCTCCATTTGTCTCTTACGGAAATACTCAATCAGTTTGGCACCAATGGCACCAAGTCTGCCAGCAGTAATTCTGTGCGGCTCGAACGTTTGTGTTGGTTCAAACTTGTCTACAGACGAGAAGTTTCTGCCGTTAATGTCTTGTCCTGAATCTGTGTCAGGATTGAACTCTAACGCGCTTGATGTGATACGATACCCGACAACTACATAGTCGGGAACATCTGTTTCGCTGACATCAATTGCACATGCGAGATACTTTCTTTGGACATCTCCAAGTCCTTGAATTTGCGGTATTGCCATTTTATTTTCCTCCTAATATTTTTTTGCATAAAAAAATAAGTCCGCGTTAGCAAACTTACTCATTTGGTTCTTTTTATCTCTGCTTGCATCTTCTCAAATTCGAACTTGCGCTCTTCCGGTGACAATTTCATGAATTTATCTTTTGCACTCTCGCATTTTTTGCTAAATTCGGCAAGTTTTACTTCCATGTCCTCAGCGGATAATTCAGTTGGGAAAGCGTTCGTTGTAACCCATGATAGGGAAACCATCCAATTTGCGCTGAAACTAGTGTTCCCATCAATCATGTACATTTCCATTATACTATTACTTGCTGTTAGATTGGCAGCAGACGATATTCCAAAGTTGTAATCAAATGCCGCGACTCCAGAACTTACTGGATGCGTAGCCTTAAATCCCTGTGGAATAGTTGTCCAGAATGGACCTATGCCCCATCCCCAACTGCTTACAGCAGTTGCAAAAACTATGTTGCCTTGCCGGACGTATGTTAC